TCACTGGCCTTCGGCCTTCCATCGTGAACCCTTAGGGTGTTTGCAGCCCCAGCGACGGGTTTCTTCGTAGCGGGCAAGATTGACCAGGGCGCGACGACCGCGGACGCGGCAACCGCAAAGACCGCAGTTGAGCTTCCGGCCACGCTGCGTCTTGCGGATGCGGACGTAACGACAGCGCGAGCATATCTCGACACGGCGTCGGATGCGCTCGTCGCTCACGCGGCGGCCGGTCGTAAGCGCGATGGCCAGAGAGATGGTTTTCTGAATGAGGTTGTTGCCGGGGCGTCGACTCATCGGATCAACCCCAGGATGCGGCCCTGGCCCCAGAGGCGACGCCAGCGGCGGCCGCCGAAATGAACGATAGCCGGACGAGACGACATCCGACGGGCTCGGGTCCAATCAGAGACTTCGTTGCCCTTGAAGAAACCGAATTGGCCCGGCGCCAGCCGCAATTCGGCGAGGCCCAACGTGAAACCGACCTGGTCCGACCAGAGTGAGCGGCCAAGCACATGGTTTTCGGTTTCGTAGAGTTTCTCGGTCCACCGCGTGGCGAGTTCAGCTAGCTTGGCCGAGTGGCGGCCGCGGATGAGAAAAACGTTCGGGACGTGGAGACTAAGTTCCGTCACGCCGGCCCCACGGAAAAGCTGGCAGTAACGTTGCCGGTCGAAGGATCGCGGCGCACGGCGCGGCCGGCCGGAAAGGCGACCGAGAAACTCAAACCCACCGCTTTCGGCCCGCCGGACAATGGGCCGGAGGTCGCCAAAGCATAGCGAGTCCGCGTCCAGCCCCAACACCCAATCGGCCGACTCGTCAATGTACGCGTCGAACCGTGTGCCCATGTTCTTGCGGTAGCCCTTGTCCTGGCACCGAACCAGGCGGACCTTCGCACCCGGCGTGTGCCGTACGATCGTCCGTGCCGCGACGCGGGCCATGTTCTCGTAAGAACGGTTGGTGTAGCCGATACAAACAGAGAGGTTCATGCGTCAGCCTCCACGTGAATTCTCTTCCCCTTCCACGAGTGCAGGTTGCGATGAATCAGAGGCGCATCGGGATGGATGTGTGCCATCCAGCGATTCGCACGGCGGGGCGAGATGTTGTGTTTGCGGCACAGACGGAACAGCAGGTTCGGCCCGGTGAGATCGACGATACCTTTGTTGACTTGTCCACCGCTGAGAACAGTGTCGAACACAGCTGCGGATCGCCGATACGCGTCGCCCACAAGGATGTGACCTGGTTCGCAGCCAATCAGACCATTCCAGTAGCGTCTGGGATGCGCCTCGTTAACGACAAACACACGGCCCCCGATCGGCATGCGCGGCGATTGACCGATCGGCTCACAATCGGCGTCAACGTACCACCCGCCGTGCAGTAAGAGGATGCGATACCGCATTAGATCGCTCAGCGCGGCGTAGGGCCGGACGCGGGCATACCGCTGAATGTCGAGCGAAGCGAAATCCGCCTCCGTCCACAGGCGATAGGCGTAGTCGTTGAAGACTTCCTCGATACGAGCCATCGCCGCTGCGATGCGGTCGGGTCGTGAGTCGAGGCCGCCGAGCCAGATCTGGTGGATCGTCTTAGGAATCAATGGCCACCTCCTTCAGCGGATTGGGAAAACCACACAACTCCTCGCTCAGCGTGGCCAACAGCGGATGGTTGACGTGCTGCCGAAATTCCGAGTCGTCGGCAAACTGGCGCCAGCGTTCGAGGACAGGCATCTCACCGGCGCGCCCGTCGTAGCGCACACCGTCGAACGAACTGCCGCTGCCCGCGCGTGCAATGCGGTTCGGGAACAGCGGGCATATCGGGAGGCCGAGGGCGGTGGCCACCTGCCGGCGGTACGATTCATCGAGAAACCACTGGTTGTAGACGCATCGGGTCCACGTATCGTCGTGCTTGGCGTGGTCAGGCCACAGCCCGGCCACGCGACGTGGATGCGTGTCACGATTGCGTCGGCGACGCGTTCGTTGCAGGCGGCTGGCCACGAGGTTGTAAGGATCTCGGAGCACGATGAGCCGCTTGCTTTCATCTGCGCCGATGCGACGGAGTAGTGGCGATGCCGAAACGCGCTGAAGGTGTTTGTCCTCGAACACAATCAAGATATGCTCGTTCCGAGAATTCGACGACACGAAGTTCTTCGAGAATATCGCGTTCGAGTTTCTGCTATTGAGTACCGAAAGGCGAACGTTATTCAGCAGAACATGGGGTTCACCCGTCGTGTCGATCGCGGCCTTGATCCAGTTGACCACGGCGTGGATACCGCTACGACGCATGCCGGCAATTATCCAAAGGGTTCGCATACCATCATCCTTTCTCGAACCGCGATGGCTTCGGGAATATCTCCTTGAGGACCCGTTCGAGGGTCTCGCCGATGGCACGATCGGTAATGTTCACGTAGTGAGCGCGGCGCAAGACTCGCTGCAGCCGAGTCACGTCCTCGATCTGACGATCCAAGCGAAGGCGAAATCTTCGAGGCAACCGCACGTGATTACTGAGCCCACAGCAATTGAAGTACGTCGAATCGATCGTCAGCCCCGGCAGCTTCTTGTATGAGGCCCGATCGAAGATCTCCAGAAACCGGTCGCGATGCATGGGGGCGGGAAGATGACTGTCATAATTGAAAGCGGTGAGCCCGCGACTCCGGAGCCAACGTCCCGTCCGATCGAGCCGGCGATGCCAGCGGTTGCCCTTACTACGGCGGATCTCGCCTTGGTGGTACGGCCGCAGATCGTCGAATCGCTTCGGGCGCAGAAGGATTTCATCGTCGCTTGACCGGACGAAGAAGGATGTCATGCTGCGTTGGTAGCAAGCGGTCATCACTTTCGTGATGAGATTGGCGTCTTTGTTCGAAGCGAAGAAGTCGGGCATGCGAAGGTAGCGAGCATTGACGCACCAGGCCGGTTTCTCGCCAACAATCCATACGTTGCCCAGGTCCAGGAAATTCGTCTCCAAGGCTCGAAGGCAGAAACGCAACTCGTTGTCCTCCCAGCGACTGCCATGGCCAAGCGGGATGACCACGTCGACGTTCATTACCATCCTCCCCACGATGAAGAGGAGGAACTGTCCGAGACGCTGGACGACTCGTCCGACGAAGAACTGGAATCGTCCAGAACGCCGATCTCGTCGTCGCTACTGCTGCTGCTGGAACTTTCGTCGCAGCAAATGTAGTGACACGATACGCCGGCCGGGGTCACGCCTTGGAAGCAGCCGTCTACGAACTTCAGGTCGGCCAGAGGAAAACACAGGTTGTCGCCGGACCGATATGGTTTCGGGATAAGCACGCGAACTGTGGCCGTCACGCCGCGGCAACCGCAGCATTCCTCCGAATCACTTTCGGAGACGTCGCTTTCGGACGGGCTTGATGAACTATCGGAGGAACTCGACGAATCGCTCCAACTGCTACTCGACTCGTCCAATTCGCAGCAGTTGCCAAGTCGAACAATGGCCCAGCAGACACCGCTGTTCTTCTCTTTCCACAGAATCTGGGCCGAGCCGTCGATGCACGTTTGCAGGTAGTCGCAGACTTCCGGTTCGACGTCGCAGCACGGGTCGAGTGGATCATCGATGCGGAGGCGAACGACCGTCACGCCCGCGATAACGGCGCGGGCAATCTTGTTCGCTTTGACCGGCTCCAAGAGAATGACGAACCGGCATTTGTGCGCGTCGGTGGGGGTCACACCGCGAAACGTGGGCCGTCGTTTGAACTCGATCAGATTGGCATCCGGCCGGATGATTGGTTCCGTCACCCCCAGCACATCGAATCGGTTTCGGTCACCGCCCGATTCGTTGGCCACCAGGATGATTCCCGAATCGGGGAAGTACGGTTCCGGCTTCGATTGCTTGTCGCGTTGGCGGTCCTTGAAATCCCGCGCCGCGTCGACGAACGAATTGAACGTTTCCGCGGGGATTTCGAGCTTTTGCCCGGACTGCACTTTACGGAGATGGTCCATGCTCATATTCCCAACCCCGAAAAGTCGCCTTCCTCATAGACCTTCTCCACGTACGCAGCCACCGGCTGCTTCACCAGCATCTTGGCTTCCAAATCCTCGACGTCCGTATAGCGGACCCACAGAAGTTCCCAGCCGCGTTTAGAGGCCACCGTGATCGGACCAATTTGCAGGTTTACGACGTTCGGTGACGCCGCAAACTTGAAAGTGATCTCCCAATCGTCCTTGCCTCGTTTTGTGCCCGAGGCGCCCAGGAAGAGGACCTCGCCAGGGGCGAAGTTGCGGAACGCCGCTTGATTCGTTTTACCGGTCAGCAGGAAGAGCGTTCCCTTATAGGCGTCGGTGACCAGGGCGTCATCGATGTAATGGGTTTCGCTGAAGTTGTAGACCGGCACAGTGATGTCGACCCCCTCGACATCCTCGTGCGTAACCCCGATGGCACCTCCGAAGTCGGGCGCGACGAAACCCGGCGCAGGATAACGGCCCTTGGTTACCAGCGACTGCGTGATGTGCTGGTTGCCGCCGCCCGTGTCAAACGTGTAGGTCGACTCTTTCGGGTCCTTCACGCCGTACTGGGCCGAGACGTCCCAATAGCCGATCGCATCGGACTCGTCGACATGGACCGGGTCGATGCTGTACGTCTGGAAGGAGAGGCCGCGATAGAACGCCGGGACGGTCGCCTGGACCAGGGCATGAACGGCCGAATCGTCGTCGGTGCCCTTCACGATATATTCGAGCGTGGCCGACGCGCTGTTATCGACGCCTTCGGTGGCGCTGCGACTGCTCGGTTTTTCGGCGATGGAGGTTGCCATACGGTGATCGGCCCCTTATGCGAACTGAATCCCGCCCTTCTTGGCTTCCTGAACAAGAATCCCGATGTTGCGGTCGATCTCGGCGACGCGTTCCTTGATCTTGTCCACCGGACCACCCGTGCCCATTCCGCGAGCAGCGGCCATGGCGTTGAACGTGCTTTGCACCTCGATGGCGCCGCTGATTCCGCCTAGAGAACTGAGACTCGACACGGCCTCCTGGGCCTTGGCGATGATCGCATCCGGACCTTCAAGACCGTCGGGGCCCTTGTCCTCCTCAGCCGCCTTGCGCTTGGCTTTTGCCTTAGTGAGAGCGTCTTGCCACTCCTTACGGGCGGTGGCCAGATCGGCTTCGTTCTCGGCCATCTTGGCCGAATACTCGTCGTCGAGTGCCTGGTGTGCGTCGAGGTTTTCCTGGCCGATTTGAGCCATCGTGCCTTCATGCACCGCGGCCGACTGACGACGTTCGGCCTGCCGCTGCGCCTCGCGCTCCGCAATCTTCCGCTTCTGCTCGTCGTCGATTCGACTGATCGCCGCCTGCTTCTCCTGCTCGACGAGCTTGTTTTCGGCTTCCAGGTCGACCGAGTCGTCGAACAGGCTCTTGATCCAGTTCCACGCCTTCTTCGCGCCGGACTTGATCCGCTCCCAGGTCTTGGCAAAGAAGCCGGTAAAGGATGACCATGCTTTGGAGAAGAAGGCCGTTGTTTCGATCCAACCCACCTCCAGTCCGTGCCACACCGTTTCGACCACGCCGAGAAGACCGTGCCAGGCGTCGTAACCAATGCGAATGAAGAAATTGCGGAAGTTGAGCCACGCCTTCTCCAAGGCATTCACCCCCCGGGTCCACTCCATCTTGATCGTCAGCCAGAGGATCTTGACCGCCAGGGAGATGTCACCGGCCGCAAGTGCGTCGGCGATGCCCTGATATGCGCTCAGCGCATCTTCTTTGAGCACGCCGAACTTCTCACCAAGCCACGCGATCGCTTTGCCAGCGGCGCCGGTTGCGTAGAGGATGTACCCGCCGAGCGCGGCGATGGCTGCGATTACGAGGCCGATCGGCGAAACGAGGAAGGCAATCACCGCAGCGATCACCTTGAAGACGGCGATTGCGGCCGTGACGACCGTGATGATCCCGCCAATTGCCGTCGCCAGGGTGCTGAACACAAACCCTAGGGCCACCAGCGCGGCCCCGACACCCATCACGACGACGATGACCTTCATCGCCATGACGACGAGCTGTTGGTGGTCCTGGACCCACTGGGTAATCGCACCGGCCCATTTGCCGAGCCAGTCGGCCATGTCGGACAGCGGCTTGGCCAGCGCGTCGCCAATGGCGATGGCGATTCCCTCGACGGCCGAATACAGGCGTCGGAAGGCGCCGCCGATGCCACTGTCCATCACCTTGGCCGTCTTGGCGGCCGTCCCCGCGGCGCCGTCGATGGCGTTGTTCAGACGATCGAATTCGGCGACCGTCAGTTTGGCCCCGCCGGCAATCGCCCGCATACCAAAGATCTGGTTGAAGATGGCCAGCTTTTTGGCGTTAGGCATCCCATCGACGGCCTGGCCCACATCGCGGAGGACGTCGGAGACGTTGCGCAAATTGCCGCCGGCGTCGGTGACCGAGACGCCAAGCGCTTCGACCTGCTTGCGGATCGCCGGGTCGGCCAGCCGCAGCAGGATGTTTTTCATGGTGGTGCCGGCCATCGAGCCCTTGATGCCGAAGTTGGCCAGGGCGCCGAGCGTTTTGGCGGTTTCCTCGAGCGTAAGCCCATACTCGGCCGCGACCGGCGCCGTGTATTTCATCGCCTCGCCCAGGTCCATCAGCGTTTGCGCCGAGTTGTTGGCCGTGGCCGTCATCACGTCGGCCACCCGCCCCATCTGGTCGGCCTCCAGACCGAACGAACGGAGTGTATTGGCAGCGATGTTCGACGCCTCAGGCAGTTCGGTTCCGGTGGCCCGAGAGAGGTTGAGTACCGAGGCGATGGCCGCGTCGATCTGTTTCGGTGAAAAACCGGCGCGGCCCAGTTCGAGCATGCCGGCCGCAACCTGAGCCGCCGAGAACGACGTGGTCCGGCCAAGGTACTTGGCCTTCTCGGTGAGCATGTCAAACTCTTTGCCGGTGGCCCCGATCACCGCCTGAACGGCCCGCATCTGATCGTCGAAGCCGGCAAAGATCCTTGTGGACAACGCCAGCGGAGCGGCAGCGGCCAAGCCCAGCCCCATCATCCGGCGGCCGATATTCTTGAGCTTGTCCCCGAACGCGCGGATCCTCGCCTCGGCCCGCCGCAATCCGCGCACAAGTTTCGTGTCGTCGGCGAACAGCTCGACGAACGCCCGGCCGGCGCGAATTGCGGTTGAGGACACTGACATCAGGAGGCCTCAGGCTTGAGCGATTGCGACAAACGCCTCGCGAAGATCACCGACGTTTTCGGGCGTGACGCGGATCACGTCGGCCCGCTGGGTCCGGTGGACCATCGGATTGAAGTCGTCGGGCGTGAATGCCCGCTTCTTCGGATCGCGGTGGCAATTGGCCAGCAACGCCATGACCGCGGAGGCGAGCATCCAAAGATTCTCGTTGCGGCCCTCGGCCATCAGCAGCAACTGCCGAAGCGTCAATGGTCGGGGGTCGATGCCAAGGCTTCCGGCGATTCGCCAGACATGGCCCCAGCAATCGTCCGATCGACGTCGAGCGCATCGATCCGTGTTTCCACCGCCACCACCGCCGCGTCGATCATCTTGACCTGCTTGGCGACCGCCTTCGCCCGATCCGTGCGGCCGCGACTCTGGAAAAAATCGATCAGTTCCTCATAGAACGCCTTTTGAGCGGCCAAGAGGGTCTGGCCGTCGAAACCGTTACGCACCTCCTCCGCTGTGACGCCCTGCGTTTCGAACTGCTGCTGGAGCATCGCACAGAGCACTTCGCCCAAGAGCATCTCGTCGGTCCCGAGACGCGTCAGCAGCGGCGGATCGCCCGCTTCGGGTTGGAGCAGGTCGACACCCAGTTGCTCTTTCACGTTCATCGCCGTACCGAGCGTCAACGTGATCGTCCAAGATCGCCCGGCCCTGTCGGTAAATGCTTTCATCAGGCCACCTCCACCCATTGGTCGAACTCGGCCAGCTTCGCGGTGACGCTCACCGTGACGCCTTCTTCGAGCGGTTCGTTGCGCGAAAAGTTAGTGATTGAGAAATCGCCCAACGGGCCTTCGCTCCCCGATGTGGCTTTTTCGCCGGTCAGCACGGCCAACCGGAGGTTCCCGGCACTGAGGAACGCGGTCTTGATTGCCTCGAAACCGGCGTCGCCCGGATTCCAGAGCATCTCGAACTCGACCGTGCATTCGCGCAACGTCGGGGCCGTGGCTCGCCAGCCCTGATTGCCCCGTGTCGTGACGTCCGCCTCGCCCGCTTCGAGATTGAGCGTGACGTCCTTGACGTTGTCCATCTCGGTAAGGGTCGCAAGATCGGCGCCCGCCGCCCCTTGATAGATCTTGGCATTCATGCCCAACAAAAATGTAGACATGCTGTCTCCTCCGTTGTTACTTCACACTGTCCCGCCACAACGCGGGGAGTTGTTGTTTCTCTTTCTCCATCGCCGGGCCCATGAACGGCCGCGGCCGGATACGAGCCCTACTCTTCTTCCCCTCGCGGTGACGGGGTCGCATCGTCACGTTCCCGCCGTACTCCAGCACGGATGGTGCTTCGCCACGACCCTTCTGCGAAAGCCGCACCGGGCCGATGACCACGCTGCGGCGTACCACGTCAAAGCCGAAGTAGATGAACTTCTTCAGCAGACCGATGTGGCTGCTCGGCGGCTTGCCCGGCTCACTCGGTTTCTTCCGCTTGCGGATGCTTCGCTTGGCCGTCTGACGAACGAACGCACCGAACTTAGATAGTACGCGCCGTGTCGCCTTGTCTGTCTTGGAGCGAACGGTCTTGGTGTCGAAGAACATCCGTTTGACGTCGAAGCCGATCATGTCGCGCTGGTATCCTCCGGCTATGTTGGCTGTTTCATGGCCCGGTAAGTCACCGTCAAAACGCTGGTGAACACGCGCTGCTCTGCCAGGTGTTCCGGCGCGTAGATCGGGTCGTTGGTAATGCGGACCCAGACCGCATACGGGGTTTGGTTGAGTTGTCGCTTACGGAGGTAGTCGGCTATCTCGTCAACCAGCGTTCCCAGGGCCGCGACCTCAGCATCGAGGTCCGTGCCCAGCTTCTTCTGAACGCCGATGTCGATGGCGATGTCGTATTGACTGGTGGCTCGCGTGGAACCGGTGATTTCCACCGACTTAGGCACGACCGACACCTTCAGGTCCGCCAGTTCGGGCAGCTCGGACTCCGGCAGCACGGTCCGCTGTGCCGTCATCGTCTGACTGAAGGTGCCGTCGGGCGCCGCGTTGAGTTCGGCAGTGACGGCGTCGGCGATGTCGGTCGCCAGGCTCACGCTATAGGCTCCCTGTATCTCGGGTGTGGATTCGATATGTCTGTCGGAACGGGTCGCTGAACCGCCAGCAGCCTTCGCCACCGAGGTTCAGAACCTCGTACTTGCGTCCACTGGCCGCGATCACATCGCCCGCCTGTGGCTCGAAGCCCAGCTCGTCGGCCCGGATCAGGAAATCCCAAACGTGCGAACCGACCGTCAGGCCCGCCTCGTCGGCAATCTCGTAGTCCGTCTTGCCGAACGTGGCGTTGACCGGCACAACCGGCTGTCCTTCCCGGCGATACTCCACCGGGCTGGATGCATGCGTGGTTCGCATTTGCTCGAGCCACTCGGAACCTCGTCGCAACAGGTCGGTCACGGTCGTTTCCCTATTGGCTCAACCGGACGCGTACTGTCGCATCGTCATCGGTCGCGTCCTTGACCGCTTTACCCAGCAGCGCCGTGCCCTCGAGCGAATCCGACCCGCTGGCCGACTCGTCTCCCTCCTCGCTCGCTTGCTGGTCAACGTCGTCCCAATAAACCTTGGCCCCCGCGGAGATCGCGGTGCCGGCGCCGGTTGCCTTGGGAAAGTCGAACACACCGTCAACGGCCAGCGCACCGGGCGTATTGGCGGCAATCGGCTGCTTGGCAACACCGACGAGGTCTCCCAGCACGATCACGTCACCGGCCGCCACCGCGACACTCGGCGTGTAGTCGATTTGGTTGCCTTCTTGAACGAAAACTGCCGTAGGCATCTGTTTACTCCTCGAATGTCAGAGACTTGGTGGTCACGTGGCTCACGCTTCGCCCTTGGATTTTGTGCCCCCTCGCGGGTCTTGAAGGGCGCAGCCGAAGTCGTGGTAGCCACGCATCTGAACGCCCAGGACCGAGAAGTCGGCCTCAGCCGTTTCGATGGTGGGCGACTCCTGGCCGTTGAGGAACGCGACCTCGATCACCGGCAGGTCGCCCGGGTCGGCCAGCAGATACCAGGCCTTCGACGAGTTGCCCTGGTAGACCGAGTTCGACAGGTAGCGGCTGACCTCGACGCGGAACTTCCCTTGGTGCGGGTTGGCCACCGGATACTTGGTGCTGGAAGTCGTGTCACGCAGTTCCATCGACTTATAGAGCTGCGAACCGATGGCCGACAGTGCCGTGGGCACCAGCATGAGCGACGGCATAATGCCGATCGGCTTGCCGTCCGTGTCGACCTGATCCATGAAGGCGACCTCGGCCTTCGTCAGCCCATCGATCGACAGGACCGTGTCGGCACCCTCCAGGTAGTTGTTGTTTCCGGCCGTGAAGAACGACCCGTTGTTCATGAACGTGGTCCAGAACACGTCGTTGATCTTCAAGCCGCTGCCGCGACCGAGCTTTCGGGGCACCGTGGTGATGGCGCCCAGGTCGTCGTTGATGATGTCGCGTCGATCGATCGACAGCATCAAGCCATACGTGTCAGCCTTGTTGGTGAACGACTCTTCGCCCAGCGTCCCGTGCTTGAGTTCTCCGCCGGGTGCGACCTGCTCGTACTGGTCCTTCCCGACGAGTCGGTAGCTGGTGACCGTCTTGAAGTCGGAAACGTTCCGCGTGGCGCAGATATTTCGCCAGGTCCGCTCGACGGAGAAGAACCCGTCGAGCAGGAACTTATTCGCCACGTTCGAGAGAATCCCGCCGATGTCGATCGTCGAGAAACCAGCCTCCAGCTCCGGATGGAAGGCGAACCGCAGCACGGCCCGGCTATCGCGGAAGTTCCGACCCGTGTAACCGTTGGCCCAGGCCGCTTCGAGCAGCAGTTCCTGCAGGCCGATCCCGCCGCGGAACCGCCGACCGGCCGCGTCGAGCGTCTGATCATCGAACTGCTTCTCGATATTCTGCAGCCCGGCCGTCAAGAGACACGCGGCCTCGAGCGTAGTCCCGCCCACGTTGTTGTCGCGGAAGTGTGCAGCCGGGGCCTTGGGTCGGCCGGCCCGCAAAACGGCCAGCGCGACCTTATCCACTTCCCAGCCTTCTCGAACGGCCTGGGCCTCGATCTCGGCGAACTGACCACCGCAGAGTTCCCGGATCTTGGCGATCCGACTGGTTTCGGCTACCGCCTCGGCGCGAATGTCCGCCGCCGTGGGGCCCGCCTGCTCGGCCACCGCAGTTGCGGCGGTCGCCTGTTGCGGCTTGCCATTGGTCGCTTCGGCCTTCACGGCGTCACCGCCCTGCGGGCCTTCGTCCGTCTGCGGCTTGTTGTTGTTCGTTTCACCCATTTGGGATTGCTCCTTCTCGAACTGTGAAGCCGAGGCCGCCACGCGGGCACTTGTTTGGCCGTCGGCGCCTAAATCCACAAAACTGATCTCGCCCAACATCGCACGGCGAATGACGTTCAGCGGCCCGATGAATTCGCGGCCGTTGACGATCGTCTTCTGCTTGTCTTTAACGAACTCGAATTCCTCGACCGCCGCGCCGATGGACGCCTGCCAGGGGAATCCGTTACGGGCGGACACGACGATCTCCTTGGCGGCCATCGTGTCGCGGGATACCAGGCCGGTTGCCAGGAGGCTTCCCTCTTCCACGCGAATCGCGTCGGTGTGCCCGACGCCACTGGCCATGTCGTGCCCGAAACGGATCGGCCGGCTTTGCGAAGGGATCGAAAGGCCAGCCAGGTCGACGACTACGGGAAATCGCCAGCCGGCGATCCGCATCGGGCCGCCCGTGTAGGCAACCATCGAAAACCGAGGCAGCTTGGGCATTCCGTCGCCCTCGCCGGCCTCGGCCGCCTCGATGGTGATCGCACCGGGCTCGCACACGAAGTTCAGGTATCCATCACCCTTAAGCTTCGCGTGCTGTTCACAAACGGCTCGCCGTTGATCGGTGTCCGGGAACTCTCGAACCATGGCTTCATCACCCATACACCGGTCGATGTATGCCTGATGCGATTCGTCACTTCTCCGCGTTGGAAGCGGCATGTTCCTCGTCCTCCTCTTGGTCCGTCTCGTCATCGTCCGAGGGCGCCGTCGGCGTCGGGGCGGATGTCAGCCCCAGTTCGTGCATCAACGCAAGTTCCTTCGCTCGCTGCTGAAGTTGCGTTTCCCAATCGAGGCCGCGACGGGCGTACTCGTCGGCCAAGGTTGCCGTGTGGTTGGCGAGCCGTGTGGCCTGGGCGTTGGCTTCCTTGGCGGGATCGACGTGCTCGTGCCCGTCCCAGAACCACTGGTGGGGCCACTCGGCAATGAGACCGGCCGGCAACAGACCGGGAATGAGCACCGCCTCGTCAAACCAGGCGGCGAGAATGCGGTCGAGAACGGACACCTCCAGATGGGCCTGCTCGACGCGGATCGACTTGAAGTAGGTCTGGTGATCCAGGCGGCCGGACGCGTAGTTGTACCCCGACGAATTTCCAGCCGCGATGTTGAACGGCATGTTGAGGCAGCGGGCAATTTCGTTGAGGATCTCCCGCTTGAACTCGCCGAAAGTGGTTGAGGGCTGCTCCGCTTCCAGTTGGCTCATCTTCCAGCCACCCGGCATGGTCACGAGCGCACGCTGCTCGAGTTCGATGGGCTCGAACGGCTCTGCCGCATCAGCCTCACCGCTAGCCGGGGAATCTGTGTAGAGAATCCCGGCGAAGTCGGCTGCTGTCTCCGCGGCGGCCAGTACGGCCAAGGTGAATCGCCGAAGCTGCGCGAACAGCGGCAATGCCGGCATAATGTCGGGAATTCCGCGGCCCTGCCCCGGCCGATCTGCACGAAACCAGTGGATCACCGACTCGGCCGGAAAGCGGTCGTAATCGAGCCCGAGTGCCCCACGAAGATCGCCAGGGTGATTCTTCAACACGTGGTACTCGACGGGGTTGCCCGCGTCGTCGAAGACGATCCCGTCGACCGCATTCGGGCGCAGAATACTCAGGTCGGGTGTGGCGACCTGGTCCGCCTCAACCAGACGTATTTCGAGCTTGATAGGCGTGGACAGCTTCGAATTGCTGGTCAGAATAATGAATCCTTCTCCGTCCTCTGCCCGCGCCATTCGGAGAGTTCGGAGTTTCTCAGCGAGGTTGACGGACTTGGACCAGCGGGCGAACTCGTGTTCAATCCGACGGTTGGCGTCGGTATCCGCGGTGAGCATCTGAAGCCGCGGCCCGGTACCGATCACGTCGTTGGCCAGGGTTAGCACAATCCCGCGGGCGTAGCTGTTATTGGCGACTTCGTAGCGGGCCCGGTTTCGCAAGATTCGCCGGACTTCGGCGCTATTGGCCGCTTTGGCGGAAAGCCCGTCGGCGCCGGCCCAGTGCCGGCGGTTGTCGGGCGTGGTGACGGCCGCGTCGTAGCGGGCGCGAACCACCCGCGAGCCCCGCCTGGGCAGGCGAGCCGGTCGGGATGGAGCGACGAGGTTCTTTAGCCACGCCAACACTACGAAACCCCGGGCGGAATGAGCTTGTTGAATACGAGTCCGCGGCGGTTCGAGCGGGCGGCCTCTTTAGACGAAAGATAGCGGTCCGCTTCGATCTGCTCGGCGAGCTTGTGCTGCTCCACCGAGCCGGAGTCACCTGACGCCTTCGCCGGCCCCTGGGCGTTGTCGCGGATTGTGGTTTCCAAAACGTCGGGCATCACCGTGTCTCCGGTCGACGCGCTAAACATTCAGCGCCTATTGGGAGACCTACCCGGTGCGAGCGCAAACTGTCGGAGGTTTCCAACAAGAAAGTCAGAATGTTGCTACATGTAGCAACTGGGGTTGGCGAAGCGTGTTAGGCAACGGTCGTGCCAAGCGATGAGGACACCAACCCGGGGGCCCACTGGTTACGAGAGGCGCCGTAACGAAGACCCGTGCGGAGGGTTGGGGTGCACGCGACGTGGCAGACCGCCCACCGACATTTACGAGGGGCTTGAAAAACACAGAGGGGTGGCGCCCCCCCAAATAGTGGGCGGGCCGCGTCAGTCTGAAGGGACATCGATACGAGCCGGATCGCAGTGACGGCCCCGGCTAATCTTGGCGGTGGCGCTCTCAAACGTCACGATTCTACGTCCGCAGTGCCGACATACCTTGCGGCGACGAACCCGCCCGTCACGGAGCGGCTCAGTGTGGGTCGTGTAGAAATGGCGGCAGCCGCACACCGGACACGAGATGCCACGGTCATCGTCTTCGCCATGACCTTGCTTCATCGTCGGTTCCTCCGCTGCAGTTCAGCGAAGCTAATACGCTGCTTTCTGGGCGGGGCGACTGCCTCGGTGCCGAACAACACAGCGCCCTGCATCGACGCCGCCACGGCGCAGCCGACCAGGCAGTCCAGCCAGTGGTTGTCCGGCTGTTCGGGGCGGATCTTCCATTCGTCGACGGTCCGACCACGGCCTTCGGTCTTCACGTAATACTCCGCCGTGATGTGCTCGGCGAAGAGCCGATGCTGTTCCGCTTCCTTCCCAAATAGCGACAGGCAACCGCGATCCCCCATCGCCACGGCTAGCCGGGCGTGGACGAACGACTTCCACCAGTTGGTATCGAAGATGACGTGGCGGACGGCTCGCTTGCCGCGGACATTCGGGAACCGCCAGTTCAACCCGACACGATCACCTTGCTTCCGCTTGTAGTCCGAGAACGGAATGCTCGACGCGCCGACGAACCGGCCGTGGCTCGGTATAAGCACGGCGGCATGTTTGCTCTGGCGGCAGAACTGGTAGACCACGTCCGTCGAGTTGCCCCAGTTGGCGTCGATCAGGCATCGCTCGATCCGGAGGACCGCTCCGTCGTCGCGTTTCCACTCCCGGACGAGGTATTTGTCCGTGAGTTTGTCCAGCCCCGCGTAGATCGAACCTTCGAGTCCCGTGCCCGGCGCGGCGACAGCCAGCGTGTGGCGGGCATCACGCAACGTGAAGTACGGTCGCTTTTGACCAGGATAGCTGCCGTAGTCGATCACGTAACCCGTGAAGTCGTCTTCCCAGGCTGCCACGACGTAGTACAGCAGCTTCTGCTGAACGTCGATGAACATGGTCAGATGGTTGCATGTCAGCGGGATCGCACCGCGTACCATGCGGTTGATCTTGGCGGCGACCTGGTCTGCCTTAAGCAGATCCTCATCGACGGTCTCCTCCGGCAGCGGCTCATTCTGATACTCCGCGAAGAACGCCGCCTCGTCCTGCAGCTTGAGGTTCATGGCGTGCTGGATGGCCGATAATTCGTCGTGGTTGAACCGCTCTGGCCAGGCGATAGACGCACCGGCATCCATCTCTTCGCGGTGTTGGCCATAGAACTCAGTGGCCTGCTTGCCGCCGTCACCATTACGAAGTCCCTCGGCCCGCAACTCGGCATACCGAGCCCAAAGTTTCTCGTCGGTGGGGAACGAGTAGACCATCCGGGTCCGCTCGCCGTTCCATTCGGGATGCTTGTCGCGATCCAGGATGCTATCCGCCATATCGCTGGGGCGGATGACGGTGCAGGGCATGATGCCCGAGATCTTTTTCCCCGGGCCGCCAAGGCCGAGAACGGCGCCGGCGAGCGTGCTTTCCCGCGTTGCGCACTGCGTAAGTGAGCGAGCCGATTCGTCCGTCTGCGGATCGTCGAGAACCACAAGCGACGGCCGTACCGTTCTGCCGTCGGCCCGCTTGTACTTCATGCCGCGGATGCGACCGGTAATGCCGGCGACCTTGATGATGGCCCCGTTTGCGATGGAGCCCGGCATCGTCGGCAGTACGATCTCGCGAGCGGTCCAGCCAATGTGGGTGCGCTCGCCATTGTAGAGCTGCCCGCTGCACCGGTTGGCGATCCCATCCAGGCAGTGGATTGGGTAAACGACCTCCGGGAAGTCGGCCAGCAGCAGGTCGTTGCCGTCGAGTTCCATCTTGATCGAGTCGAGCATGTCCATGGCATGCCCTTCGTCGGAACCGATCAGGCACACGAATTCCCGGTGGCCGTTGAGCACCGCCCAGATGCACGCGCATTCACAGATGGTCGTCTTGCCACTGCCACGCGGCATGGCCATCGCAAATAGGCCGCCGTGCAACACAGCCTGTTCGATCTTGGCGATGACCTTCAGGTGGTCCGGCGACCACTTCAGATGAAACGTCAGTGGAAAGTACGACTCGCAGAAGAACCGGAAGTCGGTCGACGCTTGTTCCTTCCGCTCGGAATCGACGACCGCCGGCAGTTCGCCTATGTCCCGACCGGCCAACGACAGCGCGGCATTGCGGGCCCGGGCACGCTCCTTGAGCGTCCCGTAGGGATCGGTGTCCGCTTCGCGCTTCAACTCGTGGCGAATCTGAATGAGCCAGGCGACGTACCGCAGAAGGTCAACGAACCGCCCGTCCCCGATCCGCAGGCCGGCCCGCGTGCGGTGGCGATGGAGTTGCCGCTCGTTGATCACCTCGCCCAGGGGCGTGGAGTTGAGCAACTGGCACAACTCGCTCGGTCGTAGTTTCCGGGGGTCACTCGCCACGGCCCATCTCCCTTACGAGCCAGGCGGCGAAGTCCACCAGGTTGACCGTGCCATCCGGATTGGTGGGGGCGCCGGCGTCGATGTCGTTGCGGAGCATCTCCAGGGTGACCGGCTTGCTGCCCGAGGCCGTCAAGACGCGGGCCGCCTGCTCGATAGTCAACGCCATCGGATTCAGCTGCTCGGATTCGCTCATCCAGTGCTCTCCAATCCGCTCAGTTCCCCACGTGGCCGCACACGTGGCCAAGTCGTGCGTTTCCGAGGCGTTCCGCGTACCAGTGGCCGACCTTCCGCAGTCGCCCCAGCGGGCCAAATCGTGGCCCGTGGCGCGACCCCGCTGCTAAGCCAATTCTGTAATTACTCAGCATTAAAAGTTTCCGAATTCTTTGCACATTCTTGCCCTCTCCGCTTGATGTTTTTCGGCCCGCACTGCTCAGTGTGACTGTCAAAACGAATTGCAACGGCACCGCCAACCAAAACGAGGAACCAAACCATGAACGCCACCGAGATTGCCTGGGGAATCGAACTTGAAACCACCCTGCCCGACACGGATAGGACGCCGATTGGTAGCTACCACCGGGGCCTGCCGGTCGCCTGGCTGCCCGCGGGATGGAAAGCCGAACGCGATGGCAGCATCCGGACGCAGGCCTACGGACGACACGGGTGCGAGTTTGTCAGCCCCAAGCTTCGCGGCTACGAGGGGCTTCGAGAGGTCGAGGCCGCCATCGACGCGATCAACGCCCGCAACGGCCGGGTCAACCCAAGCTGTGGCCTGCACATCACCATCGAATGGAACGGGGACGCCGCCGCCTTGGCTCGATTGATTTCCCTGGTCGGCAACCACGAGCGGGCCATCTACGCCAGCACGGGCACGAAGCGCCGCGAACAGAACCGGTACAGCAAAAAGATCAAAGAATACGGCAACCACGACGACGCCAAGCAGCGGTGCGAAGCCGACCGCTACCACCTGCTGAACCTCACGCACCTGGCCCGCGGCCGCAACCGCATCGAGTTCCGGGCTTTCGCAGGCACTCTCAACAAGACGAAGGTGGCCGGCTACCTGATGATGTGCCTCGGATTGGTCGAACTCGCTTTGAACACGACGCGCCGCTCGGATTGGGACTACACGAAGCGGGAAGGCACGCGGAGCTGCTGGGACCGCCCGGGCGCGGGCGAAGGCGAAACGGAACTCAACCGGTTGTTCTACCGGCTGGGATGGACGAAAGGCTGGTACAAGGGGGCGCTCCGCAACAGGGTCTTCGGGCTGCTCGCCGCCGAGGCCGCCGCCCCCGACATGAAGGCCATCAAGGCGAAGTTGATCGAAATGGCCCGGAAGTACGACGCCGCGGGCCGCGCCGCCGCCTGACGCCGGCGCCGCCTTCGCCACCAAACGCCACGTGGTCGCCCAGTCGCCCGCGTGGCGTATTTCGTTGGCAGTCCGCGATTCCTCCGACCACCAGCGCCCTTCATCGCGACACGTGGCCAACAGGGCCGCCGGCGCTCGCATCTTGCCCTGTTTCACTTCGGAAAAAACCTGCCGAATTCCGGCGAAATTGTCGCCAACCGCGCTTGATGCGTTTCGGATTGCATGGCTCCTGTGTGACTGTCCGAACGCGAATCCCAACCCCCTACCAAACGGAGAGCAACCATGAACGCACGCCGGAAAAAGAAGCCGAAGCTGAACGCCGAGGCCGCCTACGAGAACGCCCATCTGGTCGCCCAAGACCTGGTCGAACGCATCCGCGAGCTGTTGTTCGACCTGCCCGCGCCGGGCAACGACGAGCACCCGATCAATTGGGCGCACGTCGGCAGCATGAACGAAGTCAACAAGCGTCTGTCTTCCGTTGTCGCCTTCCTCGACGGCACCGAAGAGTAGGCAACGCCCACGACGCCAGAAGAAAGGACCGCGACCATGACCATCGACGAATTGATCGAACGCCTGGAGGACTACCGCGATGCGCTGGGAGGCGACGTGGATGTCCGTTTGATGACGCAACAGAACTGGCCCTTTGAAAACGGGATCGCCGGCCTCGCGTCGGGGGAAGAGATCAACGACCGCGACGACGGGGAAGACGAAGACGTGGACGAAGATCAGGTGGTCTTCATCGTCGAAGGCCAGCAGCGCTGCTACGGGTCGAAGCGGGCCTGGGAGGTCGCCTACTAAAGCCGAAACGCCCGCATGGGCGTCGCGGCGGGTGGTTCCCGCCGCCTGACGATGGCAGCCCCCGAACCATCGAGAACGATTTTCACGAGGAGCCGAATCATGGCTACGAGGAAGACCACGACGAAGAAGACCGCCGCGCGGAAGGCCACGACGAAAAAGGCAACGCCGGCCAAGAAGACCCGCGGCAAGGCCGCCGCCAAGGGCGGGGCAAAGGCCAAGAAGCTCAGCGCCATCGACGCCGCCGCGAAGGTGCTGGCCGCGGCGAAGAAACCGATGAACTGCAAAGAGCTGGTCGAGGTGATGGCCGCCAAGAAGCTCTGGACCAGCCCCGGCGGCAAGACGCCGCACGCCACGCTGTACAGCGCGATTCTCCGCGAGATTCAGACCAAGGGGAAAGACTCCCGGTTCAAGAAGACCGAGCGCGGCAAGTTCGCCGCCAAGAGCTGAAGGCAATTCGACACGAATCGGCCGCCGGCAACGGCGGCTGTTTTCATTTCCACCAAACGAAAGGACCATGCCATGAAACTGAAAGACGTCGAAGTTGGCGGCCGCTACCGGGCCAAGGTCTCCGGCCAACTTGTGACCGTTCGCGTCACCGAACTGAGGGAGGTTCCCGCGTTTGGCAGTAGCCGCGCGAAGACCATCATCAATGCCGTCAACGAATCGACCGGACGCCGTATCACCATCCGGTCGGCGCAGAGGCTTCGCAGCCGGGTGGAGGGCTGACCCATGACGCGCAGACCATCCATCGACGAGCGACAATCCTTCGCCGTGGAATTGGGCCACCTGGTTCGCACGGTCACCAAACGCGATGGCGGCACGTACAGCCACCGCTGCTCCCTGGAGTCGTACAAGGCGGTCGCCCATGCGATTGAAGAGAACGCGACGGCCGGCGTTACGACCGGCATGTTGTGGGAAGCCGTGCCCGACGTTCCCTGCACGCAGACGTCGGTCGCGGTAGCATTCATGAAGGAACGGGGTTGCCTGGAAGCCCGACACCGCCGCCTGTTCCCGACCACGGACTTCTTCGTCGAAGACGCCCTGATCGAGTACCACGCGCTGGAGCACGGAGCGACCGCCGGCCAAGACCTGGCGAACCAGGCCCAAGCGGCGCAGCGGGCCAACGACTGGCCCCGGGCGGCCGCGCTTTGGCGTCAAGCCGCAGAGGCGACCGATGACGCGGGCCAACGCGACCACTACGCAAAGCAGGCCGCATGGTGCGACGACATGTCCGCCTTGGCAGACGACACGGGCGACCAACCGTAAGGTTCGCCACGTCGTCGCCACAAACGCCCCCACGCGGGGCGTTTTCTCGTTGGTTGGCTCGGTGGCCAACGCAGCCCGCTGGCCGCGACACGGTACGAACGTCGCAACGTGGGCGATACGATCGGAAAAATGGCTCGTGCGATAGTCGCCTTTCGGGGTTGCCAAAACATCCCTCGGTTTTCCCAATGGGCTATTGATGTTTCGGGCCGGGTGTGGCTCCTGTGTAGTGGTGGGCACGCGACGTGGCGACAGAATCGAAAGGAACCGATCATGCAAACCATCCAAATCCGCGGCCGGGAGCACGCGACGGCGCACGACGCTCTGGTCGAGCTGAACTTTTCCGGCGATCACGCGATCAGCTTCTCCGGCCGGTTTTTCACGGTGGAGGAAGCCGAGTACCGTCGCCTGCAAAACGAGGGCATTCAGCCAACGACGTGGCACCACCACGAAGCGACGGGCCGCATCATCAGCGTGCCCGGAACACATTAGACGCAGGAGGACCAAACCATGACGATTTATTATGTTGCGACGCTTGCACGATACGTCCTGGTGGACGCCGAAGACGAAACGCAGGCTCGCGAACTCGGGCGCCTCGCGCTGCATGATCTGTACGCGGACCTGAGGGAACGGTTGGGCAAGGAAGTGCCGATCGAAATCCGCACCATTCGCGAGGCAACCGAAGATGAAATTGAACTCGGAAACTGGCATCATGACATGCTCAAAACGGAGACGAAACGATGAAGATTCCACGCCCGGGCGACCGCGTTCGGCTTGTAGCCATGCATGACGACCCCGATCCGGTTCCCGAAGGGGAGGTCGGGACCGTCGTCGACATCTATCGCCACGATGGGAAGCGGATGTGGCACCAAATCGACGTCGCCTGGGATAATGGTCGGACGCTCATGCTGGTGTCGCCGCCGGACCTCTTCGAAATCATCGACGCCGCCAATTCCGGCTCGTAGTACATCGTGGCTGGCTAGGTCGATCACGCCTCGGCCTCCTGCAACGCCGCCGCAACGCGCTGCACCTTCTTGCCAGTGAAGTTCTCCCAGCGTTGGACGATCACATCGCAATACAGCGCGTCGAGTTCCATCAAGAACGCCTTCCGCCCCGTCTGCTCGCACGCGATGAGCGTGGACCCGCTCCCGCCGAACAGATCCAGCACGTTCTCGCCCGTTCGTGACGAGTATTGGATGGCCCGCACGGCCAGCTCGACCGGTTTCTCGGTCAAGTGAACCATGCTTTGCGGATTCACCTTCTTCACTGACCAGACATCCACCGCGTTGTTCGGGCCGAGAAAATGATGCGCGGCCCCTTCCCGCCACCCATAGAAACACCACTCGTGGTTCCCCATGAAATCCTTGCGGGTGAGCACCGGGTGTTCCTTCACCCAGATGACCGCTTGAGAAAAGTACAGGCCCGTCGCCTTGAGCACCGGCGGGTAGTTCCCGCAGTTCGCGTACCCGCCCCAGATGTAGAAGCCGCGCCCCGGCTCCAGCACGCGGGCGATGTTGCCGAACCAAGCGGCAAGCAACTGGTCGAACGCCTCGTCGGACACAAAGTCGTTTTCCAGCGGCCGGTCCTTTGCCCGCATCTTCTTCTGCGTCGGTTTCGCCTTCTCCGGGTGCCGCTCGACGTCAAACTTCTGGTGGTGCTTGGTTCCCTGGAACGAACTCAGGCCGGCAGCGATGGCATTGTTGCTCCGCGGTTCGACCCGGACGTTGTACGGCGGGTCGGTGTTAACCAGGTGGATCGATGCGCCGTCGAGCAGGCGGTCGACGTGCTCCGGATTGCCGCTGTCGCCGCAGAGCAAACGGTGATCGCCGAGTATCCACAGGTCGCCAGGCTGCGTGACCGCCTCGTCCGGCGGCTCCGGCACCTCGTCGGGATCGGTCAGACCGTCCGTCACGCCCGGGTCGAGCAGCTTGGCCAGCTCGTCTTCCGAGAATCCAAGCAGCCCCAGGTCGAAATCCATTCCTTGGAGCTGCGACAGCTCGATCGGCAGCAGGTCGTAGTTCCAGTCGGCCAGTTCGGCCGTCTTGTTATCGGCGATCCGGTACGCCTTGATCTGCTCGGGCGTCAGGTCCTTGGCGACGTGGACCGGCACCTTCTCCAGGCCCAGCTTCTGTGCGGCCTTCCAGCGAGTGTGCCCGCAGATGATCACGCCTTCCGTGTCCACCACGATCGGCTGGCGGAACCCGAACTGCTGAATCGACTCCGCCACCGCGTCGACGGCGTTGTCATTGACACGCGGATTTTTCTCGTAGGGACGCACTTTGCTAATATCCCAAAGCTCGATTTTCATTTATCCTTCTCCGTATGATGTGCATGCCTGTGCCACCCCCCGATTACAGGGAGCAGATACCATGGCGTCAGGACCAACCGGCTCGCCTCAATCCGTCACATTGGAGACGGTCAGAACTTCCGGCGAGATTCGTGACAACATTCGACGCTTCAATCGCGAGCTTACCGCCAACGTTGAGCGCGTTGAGGTACTGGTTCGGCAGACAACTTATTGGGTTGTCGATACTGATGAGGAAACCTTCGGACCGTCGAAGTTCGTTGGATTCCGAAGCATGACGTTCGATCGGTACGAGAGCGCCCTGGCTGGTCGATCGACTGGTGCCCAGTTCGACGGGGGGGTAACTCATCGTGCGATCGAAGCAGTATTGGACGGATATTCGAGCGATTCCCGTCTGACCGAAAGATTGACACGCTGGTGCGAACGGGCAGTCGGCGCGGGATCGCTGGAGGGTACGGATGTTGAGAAATGGCGTTTTGCCAAAATCAACCCAGCTCGACGTTATTGGTCGCTTCTGTGTAATCCAGATCGGTTTGCAGGCCTTGAAGCGGTGTCCGCTCTCGATGAGCTGGTATGGACAGTCGACCGCGGGGCCCCCCAACCAGGTGATCGTATTCTCGTTTGGCAGGCCAAGGGTAGCGGCGATCGTCGAGGCGTGATCGCGCTTGGCGAAGTCACTGCCGGACTGGCGGTTTTGCCTAGCCCCCCCGAAGAGAACCGCTTCTGGCGAGGACCAATCATCGGTCCCAGTGAGCGTATCCGCTTCCGTGTTCTCCCGTCGCCCGGCCTTCCACTGTGGGAGGATGGAAATACGCCATGGCTTTCCGATCTGGCCGTTGCGCGGGCGCGGGGAGGCAATATCTTCACTGTCGAACCCGAACAATGGCACGCGGTACTGGAACTCGCCACCGAGGGTCGCGGAACATTGGCTCAAATAGTTCGGCCATCCCGCGGTCAAGGTTTTTCCCTTAATCCAGCAGCGCGTCGTGCTGTGGAGCTTCACGCGCAGGCCATGGCCGAAGACTACTTCCTGGGGCTTGGATACGAAGTTGACGACGTATCGCCGGATCACCCCTACGACCTCCATTGCACGGACGCGGTGGAAGAATTGCATGTCGAGGTCAAGGGCACGACCGGCGAAGGAGGCTCGGTGTTCCTCACCAGAAATGAGGTTGAGCACGCTCGACAAAACCGCGAACGGATGGTGTTGGTAATCGTTCATCACATCGAACTCGATTCGCGAGAAACCACCCCGGTTGCCTTTGGGGGAGACATGCGGGTTATCCGGCCGTGGGACGTCGATCAGGGTTCCCTGTCCCCAGTGCAGTACCAGCATTCGCCGGCCATCGACTGAGCGATTCCTGTTCGGACCACGAAAACAAACTGTGCTCCCCTTGGCGGCTGTTCCCGCGGGGGGCACCTACCTCCAACGGGCGGGAAGTACCTAACGACTTTCTTCTTCTTTCGCCCCTATCACACGCGAACACAGGAATACACGCACGGGCGGGCGGGCGCACGCATACAGGTGAAAGAGAAGAAAGAAGAAGAGAGAGTACTGTTTTATAAGGACTTACGTGCTCCACTTCGTTCACCCTTCCTTCCCCCTGCTTCACCCGGCGACCGGCTTCGTTCTCCAGACTTCTTTCACTTTCAGCCATTTCTTCACCCCTCGACGAGTTGATAGCAGCGGTTGGGCCGGCCGGCGGTCGACCTGGTGATGGTCACCAGGTCGCCTCGCTGCTCCAGCGTGGAGATGATTTGCTGAAACGATGCGGCGTCGATCTTCATCCGCTTCAGCAGCACGCTGTGTGAGAGCGTCCTATCGGGCGCATCGCGCAGCTTCTGCATGAGCTTCAGGCACTCGGCGTGGAACGGGTTGTCCGCCACGTGGGCGTGGGCCATGAACAGCATGCGGCGGGTCTGGTGCATGACGAAATGCACGGCCCAATCGGCCGCCACCTGACCGATCTCCGGTGAGCTGCGGTTCTCACTCACGGCGTAGATCAGCGCCAGCTTGCGGGTGTGCTCGCTGACCCGACCCCACACGGTTGTACCGACCGAGTCGTTGTTCCCCTCGGCTTCAGCGTACTCCCCCTCGGCCTCCTCGCGGGCCTCGACGAGGATCTGCCTGGCGTCGTCGGTCTGCTCCACGATGGTCGGCACGGGGTGCCACTGTTCGAGATTGCCGGTGCCGGGCCGGAAGTCGGCCCACCACTTGGCTGTCTCCAACACGGACTCGGGCAGGTCCTGGATGCTCGGCTCCTGCCCCGTGCCTCGTCGGCCGCATTCGAGGATCAGCATGCGGGCGAAGAAGCCGTTGGTGAGCATCCGCTCCGAGAGGGCCTCGTAGTAGTGGTTGGGGATCGCCGTGCCGAAGATCGTCAGGCACGGCTGATCGATCACCCCCGGCAGCTCCTTGCCCGCCTTGCGCCGCATGGGGAACACGCTGTTGGCGCTGGAGTAGAGCGTCAGCAGCGTCGACATGATGTTCTCGTGCCGCGCATCCCGGGCCTTGTTGATCGACTGCAAGATGCCGTCGATCTCGTCGGTCTGGAACAGCGTGCAGGGATGGATGAACAGCGAGTCCTGGATGCCCTCGCCGCTGGCGAACCGCTCGCCGATGCATTCGGCCTGGCCGATTTCATGCAGGATGCGAGTGTTGATCTTCCGTGGCCAATCCTTGCCGGCCGACGAGTGGGCCAGGCCCAGCAGGTACAGGTTTGTGCGATTGTCGCCCGGGTCGCGGACCTTGCGCCCGGCCAGGAACGCTTGCAGGGCAAGCGCCCCGGAGAAGGCCATCACCGTGTTCGGGTACGGCGCCGTCTCCAGGCAGTGGTCCATCACCTCCGAGACGAAGCCGGGAACACGCAGCAGACCTTCGGGCAATGGACCCGGATCTGGAGGCCCGCCGGCGCCCGGTGGAGGACGTTCGATCGGGCCAAGGATGCCCGACAGATCGACGTCGGACGAGGTCACGACGGCACCGTCACCACCGTATCCCGACTGCCGCAAAGACCGGGCAGCCAGCTCGTAGTCGCCCCCGTGCTCGAGCAGCGCGTAAACGGAGAACGGCGAATAGGCCCGTTGCGGCTCGAAGGGCGTGGCGTTGGCGCTGAAGACGTAGAACACCCGGTCCTTGAGCGTGGCCGACCAACCCGATGGCTTTCCCGGCCGTCGCCAGTACTGGTTGTCTCCGCCGCGGGCGCATGACCATCCATGTTGCCGCAGCACGGCCGTCACGTCACCGCGACTGTTGAAATCATCGCCCGGCCTTTCGGCGGCGGGGGAGCCATTTCCGGCGGCCGGTGCTGACACCTGCTCGGTGGTTGGCCCGTCACATACCGGGGGAACGTACTGATTGAGCTCCCATGCGGCCTGCAACAGCACGTCCCGCTCGGCTTCGGTGAGCACAGGCGGGTCGCGGAGGTCGCCTTGCGTGATCTCGTAGCCGGCAGTCGGGGCACACAAGAACAACCCGCCTTCGCCGCGAGTCTCGATCAGCGTGACGACCGTGTCGCCGTCCTTGCGCTGGGCGAGCTTCAGGTTGCCACAGATCTCGGCCTCGCATCGGTAGACCACGTGCCGGCCGCCGGACTGGGTAGTCTCGACAACGAGCCGATCGCGGAGGTCGACCGGAATGCGATCCCACCATGCCGAGAACAACTCACCCCCGACATCGAAGTCGATGGTTTCCAGGTTGCCGGACGCCTGGCCGCACAAGAGGCATACTGCATCCTGCCCGTTGGCCCACCACGCCGTCCACTCGGCCTCAGTCGGAGGACGTGTCTGATATGGTTTCCATGATCCGACGGCCGGCCGCTTCTCGGCTCGACGCGCCGGCAGAGCGCACAATCCCCCAGCGCGGTACTCGTTCGCCGCGGCCAGCAGTGCCGATGGTGACTCATCGTTTGTTATCAAAATGGAATCTCGTCCTCGTCGTAACCGAGGTTGTCGTAAACAGGCAGCGGCTCGGGGACAGGGCCGAGCTTGTAGCCCACGATGCGGTCGTACTTCTCGCCGGCAACGCTGCGCACAACGATCATCTCGGTGTGCGCCACGCCACCCCCTTCGGCAATCTGCACAGCGAGCTCCGCCGTGTCGGGCACGGCATCGGGGGATCGCCGGTGCCACCAGGCAACTGCCTTCTGCCTCGCGTAGCCGTTGTGCTCGAGGCAGATGAACTCGGATTGCCAGTGGTCGAGGCCCAGGCGGTAGTCGACCCGCATGGTCTTCGGGGCGTCGGGCGGCGCGTCACGCTTCGTATGGACGCTGTAGGTGATGTCGCGGACGTCGTACTCGGTGTCGGTGAACTGGTCGGACAGTACACCGGCGTCGGACGCCTTGGCATCATGCCGTCTGCGCTCCGGCGGCGGGAACTCGTATCCGCAGTCCGGACAGGCCGCGTAGCCGGCGGCGATCAGTGAATGGCACTCGGGACATTCCTTGGCCGGCGCCTCGCCGTTGCCGTTCGAGATATGCTCCCGGACCTGAATCTGATCGACCGGCCCGTGGCGCAGCACGTTGCCACCAAAGTCGAGCACGAGGCAATCCCGCTTGCCCGGATGCAGGCGGAAACCGCGACCCACCATCTGGTAATACAGCCCCGGTGAAAGGGTCGGTCGCAGCATGGAGACGCAGTCGATGTTCGGCGCGTCGAAGCCGGTGGTGAGCACATTGATGTTAACCAGGTACCTCAGTTCTCCCTGGCGGAAGCGGTCCAGCAGCTCATCGCGTTCTTTTGTCGGTGTCTCTCCGCAGACGAAACCACACTCCTGGCCGCCCATGTCCGCAAGGACCTTGGCGACGTGTTGGCCGTGCTTGACCCCTGAGGCGAAGATCAGGCAGGAGTGTCGATTGAATGTCAGGGCCACGATCTCGGCGCAGGCGGCCTGCACCAGGCTGTCCTGGTCCATCAGGTCCTCGACCTCGCCGGCCACGAACTCGCCACCACGAACGTGCAGGTCACTCGTGTCGGCCTTCTGCGTGCCCGCCTTGCTCACCAGGGGGCAGAGGTAGTTGTCTCGGATCAGCTCCTTCACGCCGACTTCGAAGCAGACGTGGTTGAGGATATTCTCCGGCCCGCAGATCATTCCCGACTTGAGACGGAAGGGCGTGGCCGTCAAGCCGATCACTCGTACCTCCGGATTGACCACCTTGGCCGCGACCAGGAACGTGCGATACATTCCTTCGCCTTCGGGCGGAATGAGATGGGCCTCGTCGACCATGATCAAGTTGAACGCATCGAGCTCGCAGGCCCGCTTGTAGACGCTCTGGATGCCGGCGACGATCACCGAATGCTCGGTGTCGCGCCGTTTCAGCCCGGCCGAGTAGACGCCGAATTTCACCTCGGGGCAGATATCCCGAAGCTTGTCGGTCGTCTGCTCCAGCAGTTCTTTCACATGGGCCAGGATCAGCACACGGCCATCCCACAGACCAACTGCGTCCTTGCAGATCGATGCCATCACGGGCGTCTTGCCGCCGGCGGTCGGGACCACGACGCACGGGTTGTCGTCCCGCGTACGCAGGTGATCGTAGACGGCCGCTTTCGCGGCCTCCTGGTATGGTCGCAACGTGATCATTCAGCATTCCGAATGCGAACCAGTGTTTTGCCGCCGACGACCGGTTCGCCTTTTTCGATCGTGAGCTTGACGATCTGGCTGTCGTCGGCGTAAGCGCCGCCGTGTTCGAGTGCATCGAGCAAGGCTTTTTGGACGTTATCGATGTCACGACGACGCCGGTCGGGCGGAAAGACCTCGACGTGGACCGCCAACTTTCCCTTCAGCGGCCGGATGTGGAGGGCCGCGAGGATCGCCACCACACGCTCGCGGAAACGGCGACCCTCGCGGCTGATTAGTGTTCGCGGCCCGACCCGGCGCCAGTAATGGTTGATGGACGGCGGATAGGGCAGTTCAAACCTGAGCATCACGAACGTTTCCAGGGCGGCGTGTTGTTCCCGTTGGACGCGGCGGCCACCTCTGGTTCCTTTTTCTGCGAATAGCCCCGGATCTCGTTGGCGATCTCGCCCGTGTCTTCACGCTTCTTGCACTTGACGGAAATCACCAAGGGCAGGTTGTGCAGCTCGGTCGAATCGTTAGGCGCCATCACGGCTACCGCGCGGCAGATGGCCGACAGTTCTGCCCGGGCGATCTGAACGGCCGTCGCATTCGGGTTGTCGAGGTTCAGGCGGGCCCACAGAAACCGGTTCTTGAATTCGCCTTCGATGACCTGGAAGGTGAGTTGCAGATAGTGGCCAGTGCCGGCCTTGGTCGGCTTCATCTCCGATTCGGTGATCACCGCCTCGTACTTGCCGGCCGGAATGGGCTCGAAATCGGCGGACGGTTCCACCTGGTTCGCGTCAAATCCGCGTAGATCAGCCATGTGTCTTTTCTCCAGACGATTGGTTGTTGGTGAGGGCCGTCATGAATGCTGCCCATGACAACGGCAACTCCTCGACGATCCCGAAACGGTTCTTGGCAATGCATGAAGGGCCGCCGATGCAGCGGAGGATTCGCTCACCACCGTCCTTGCCGATGGCGTTGGCGATGGTCCGCTTGCGGTTGAAGCCGGCGTCCTCGGTTTGGGTGCGGATTTTGCGGGTGGCGAAAAGCACCGCATCGCACCACTCGGAGATGAGGGCCGCGGCGTGTTTGTGCAATCGCGGCGAATAGCGGTCGTAGGCCGAAGATTCAGGGTCCTCGAACCGTTCGACCTTGGTGTGCGCGATCAGCAGCACGACCATGTTGCGGTTGTTCCGCAGGGCATTGAGCCCGTCGACGATCTGCCGCCAGTAGACCAGGGCGTGGCTATAGCCACGGGCGTAACCGCCGTCGGCCTTCTCGATCGACTTGACGCCGTATTCCTTGCAGACGGCGTCCCAGATCAGCCGCTCGAGCCAGTCCAGCGAATCGATCACGACCGTCTCAAAGTCGTGATTCTCCGTGTGCAGTTCGCCGAGCGCTTGATGCACTTCCTCAAACGAACTGGCCAGGGGAAACTTGTCGCATTCGATTTGCCCCAGCCCGTCTTCGGTCTGAATGAAAATCGGCCGGGGCGACTCCGATGCGAACGTACTCTTGCCAATACCTTCCACGCCGTAGGTGAGGATTCGAGGCGGCATTGGCGTCCGGCCGCGCTCGATGCGCGAAAGCAATGTCATGCGGCTACCTCTTCGGGTTTGCAGTTGGGATGTCGGTCCACGCGTTCCACGCGGAAGGCGTCCTCGCCGAACTCGCGACGAACGAATCCGACAAACAGGCGGTTCAGGTCACGGCCGACGTCACCGCCGGCATCGATGACGCAGGCGCGGCCTTCGGCGTCCAGGGCATGGGCCGCCTCCAGCCGCACCTGCGATTCACCGTGCAAGCTCTCCGTAGCGAGCAACGCCAGCAGCAGCGACGTTTCGACGTCCGCGATATCGACGGACGAATCGAAAACGTACTTGTAGATTTCTCTGCTCATCGTGAATCTCCGAGTGAGAAGAACGTCGGCTGGCTACTGGGTTACATACGCAGCGGTTTCTCGCGTTGTCCGCGTGTCTACAGATAATCACGCAGGCCTGTGTCCTCGAATCGCTCGCGCAACCGGGCCACGTCGTTGGCCACCTGCCGGCGCGATTTGCCGAGCTGCTGCGAGGCGGCGTACTCGGTCATTTCGGTCAGCATCTCGGCGAGCTTCCTCAGATCCGCCGGGAGCGTTTCGATCACCTCGTCGATGTCGAGTTTCAGCCGGGCCACTTCCTCATCGGTGCGCGGGGCCTGACCCGTGTGCCGCTTTGCGCTGGCGGCGTCGACTGTCTGGGCGCGCTCAACGGTCCCGCCCTCGCCGTCCGAGACCGTCTCGTTCAGCGATGTGCCGTTGCGGCGGAAGTGCCGCTTCTCGGCCTGGCGGGCGCGGACCAACGAGACGGCCTTGTGCTCGATCACTCGAGCGATGAACGTCGTCTCACGGGCACGCTTCGGATCAAACTGGTCGTATTTCTGGACCAGCTCGATGGCCAGTTCCTGCTCGATGTCCGGACGGTCCGACTTGGTGAAGCCGGGGTGCCGGACGAGCTGCCGTGCCTTTTGGCGGATGAGTTGGGAAGCAAACGAATCACGATCTTCAAGATGTTGGTCGATACCCATTGGGTTTCTTCTCCTCGCGGCCGAGGAGAGGTGCGTGGGCAACGACCGACGAACGGCAGGATTGCAGGCCAAGAGAAATGGAGGCGATGCGAGTTACGCCGAGTTGGCGTCGCCCACAATCGCCTCCACTTCGCGGCCGGCAAATTGTCAGGAAACAAACATTGGAAACAGTGACTTTGCAGCGGGGGCCTAGCCCGACAGTCAGGCGGCGTCCTCCACGGCCATGCGGAAGGGTAGGCCATGCTTGATTTCGAGGACGCCGATCACGCCGTCGTGAAGTTCGTCCATGTAGCGGAACAATTCGACGACCTGGGCCTTAAGCGCGAAGTCCTCGATCGAGGCTTCCGGGCGCGGGCCGTTTTCACCGCCGAACTTCACCTCGCGGACGATGCGCGGCGACGGCGAAAGCACCGGTTGGCCATTCCGCACGACCAGGTTCTCGATGCGGCCGAAGTTGACCTTTTGCATCAGCTCGACGATACGCCGACGCGGTTCGGGAAGAGACGACTTCTGTTTGTCCATACCGGACCCTTTAAATGAAAAACGCCCCGAGAAGCGGGCCCGGCGAAAGGCTCTTCTCGGGGCGTTGCACCGCCTGGATGGCGGATGTTGCCAGTCTATGGATTCGCCGGGCCATAGCCTCTGGGGATGGGGCGCCACAACTCGTGTGGCATTGCCACAAAGCGTGTGGCAACTCCGGCGAGAGGGCTGAAGCTAGGTCAGCCAGTCGATGGGATTCTCCGGCGAGTACCGGAAGACCCGGCCCATGGAGATGAACGCAGTGAGATGGCGGGCCAGGGGTTTGTGCTCAGATTCGATCTTGGAAACATCGCGTGTTACAGCCATGGAAACAGATTTCCGCACTTTTTCGGCGTCCGTCTTCTCACGACTGTGACCGCCCAGGCCCGTGGCTCTGGCGAGTTCGGTGGTTAACTGGTCCATTTCCGTCTGCAGTTTCTCGACTTGAGCGGTGTCGTTGTTGTTCTCCGCCTCGGAGAGGTCTGCCTGCAAGCCCTGGTAGCGTTCCTTGTACGTTTTCCGCGCTTCGTCATCCAAGATTTCTCCTGATGACCCGGATGCAATTCGTGGGTCGATGTCGGCACGAGCTGCCAGCAGAGAAACGGCCGGAATATCGCGGAACGGTTCGGCGAGCAGACGTGCGATGTAAGTCATCCCTGCGGAATCCTTGAAGTGCTTCGTCGCCCCGTCGAACCTTAGGATCCAGAAATGGGCACTGCGCTGAAACACGAACTCCGACTTGGCGATTTCTGCTCGGAGTAGTGATCGAACGCGGGGATGATTGAGTTCGAGTTGTTCGCCGTCCCACTGAAACGCCGCGCACAGCGGAACCGCAGCGGCAAACTCATTCGCCACAACATCGGTATCATTCGCCAGAACAAGAATAGAAGACTCTGGTGGGCATGTCTTCCGAAACTTCGTCACCAAGTCTGCTGCGTCATGCTCATTCGGGCAAATCAGGAACACGCCGTAAACGCCGCCAGCGATCGTGATGTCGCCAATCCTCCAAGCCGAATCTCGGATGATGGGCTCGGCGGCGTTTCCAGTTCCAATGGCTTCCGCGAGCAACGAGGCCAATCGTGTGACATCCGGTTTCCACTGGCACAGCCTTGAGGGGTCTACTGAGACCCAGCCGGCCTCCGGGCAACTGATGAAGAAGCCCGGGCCGCCCTCAGGCCTTGAAACCCGGGACACCTCTTCGACATGGCCTTCATGGCACTGATCGCAAACGACATGCCTCGCGGTCTGCGCCGGCACAAACACTTGCAAGTCGATCAGCACGCCGCGAGCGTGGTCGTCGATCTCATTCAACTCGTCGGCGGTGAGCAAAGTCGCTGGCGATCTAAGTAGCTGCGACAGTGTCTTCAAGACCTGCGGCACGATCAACTCCCCAATTCCTGAGGTACTTCTCGCCAATATCACGAAGCCGTTCCGGCTTGCTTTTCAGGTTGCTTGAGTTCGGGTAGGACACCTCGAACGAAAGCGATCGCCGTCGTTCGCCCTCCTGTTGGTCGAACGTGAGTTTGAACCCCGCTTGCGTGACGTTCAAGATGGATGCCGGGATGCGTTCCTGGTCCAGGTACTGTTCCATCATATCGTAGATGTCGTCCGGCCCCGCGTCGGGATCGGCTTCCAACATAATCCGTCGCCGCGACATACCCTTGACCGTAAGGCGGAGCTTCCGGATTCGCACACTCTCGATCCCGTCTTCGGGATCTGTGGGGAACGCGAAATGCCGGCTAATCAGTCCGTTTAGCTCGTAAGGATGCGAGTCCCGATCCTCCGGCCCAAGTTCTTCACCGAGAATTACGCGACAGAAGATTTCCTGAAGCGGTTCGTTCACCCTTTTGCCGCCTCGGGCGTACATTTCGAGAGTGCCGTGTTCCCGATCGTAGACGAACACGACCTCGAAAGCGCGGCGCTCCGGCGTGCGGGCGAACCCTCCTTCCTCATCGAAGTTAATGTAAGTGTCGGCGTAGTCGTCCAAATAGGCGAAGAAATAGTCCGTACCGCTGGCCCGGACATAATGTTCGATCCTGCAAAGCCGCCCGCGGGCCTGCGTCATCAGGAAAAATGCTGACAGCGCCTTCTCCAGTTCCGCGATTGTTTCATCGCTGGTGTCCGGCTCTTCCGTCGGAATGTCCATGCGTTTGATCCAATAGCGTCCACGCGAGAGACTGTCAGCCCGTGCGAAGCGAACGGCCACATCCCAAACGTCGCGAGCCTTTATGTACGTCCACACCGCTTTGTCGTAGCGGCTGTCGTACTCCTCGATCTCCTCGACAAGTTCCTCGTTGGCCTGATCATTGGCCTCCTCCACGATGGCCCGCACGCCATCCTCGGTGGCCATCTCGTTGACTTCATGCAGAACGATCTCGATCGCCCGCCGTTCATGTTCGGGCAACGCTTGCCAAGCATCAAAGATTTCATCGACCTGAGTTTGTTTCAGGTCTTCCCAGGGCACTTCCAATTCGTGGCCATGCGCCTGGAACAGGTCGTCCAGCAGATGGTTCGATGTCTGCCGAAGGATCCGTTTCGGATCGAAATTTGCCATGTTTGTGTCCCTTCATAAATGGCGTCCATGTAAACTAAACCGTAAACACTGCGTTGAAAAAAATTTCGCCGCTCAGTCGAACAGCGTTGCTTCTCTTTTCCGAACCAGGAGCTTCAGTTCTTCAAGCCGAATCCGCATGGCCTCGGCCGATACCTGGAATCGTTCGGCAAGGGGGCGGGCCGTGTGTTCGAGCATCATGTCGTGGGTGGCGTTGTCGCCGAACTTGGTCCCGCCGCGACGGAGCGTTTCGGCGATCAGGATCTCGCGCTGCTTCGGACGGAGGTCGTCCAACGCGATCTGTTCCATGCTGCCGTGCCACTCGTGCCAAGCGCGATTGACCATCTCGCGGGGCATCATCAAGTTTGCGGCGAAGAAATCTGCCTGCCACTCGATCGGTTTCTTCGCCTCGCTCGACCGGCAGATGTAGCCGGGTCGCTCACCTCTGTCAGGCAACAACGAGCGTTGGTCCGCCCGGCTCATATAGATCTGTCGATGAAGCCGCCAGTGGCCAGCCTCGTGCGCCAACGTGAAATGATAGCGACCAATCTTCGCTGGCCACTGATCGGGATCGAGCGACTGGTCGATGCCTACCCGGCGTTCATTGACCCAAAGGGCGCCGTGGACGTCTGCGAAGCCGAACAACTGCTGCATGTCTCTCAGTTCGAGCCTCAGATCCAGGTAGAGTTCCACGATTTCGTCAATTGGGATCGGGGGCGCTGTAACCTGGCCGTGTTTGTTGCCGTACTCGGCCAGCAACAGCGCAGCCTCATCTTCGATGTGCCGCTTGGGCAGATATGGAACCTGCCGACCTGGCGATGAACGTCGTCGCGGCATGTCTATCACTCATCCTCCTTTCGGAGTCGCTTGATTTGGTCACGGAGCTTCCGCAATTGCTCGGCGGTCAAACCGTGGGCCTCGCGGAGCAGTTCGGGCATTTCGGTTGGCTCCGACTGAATGATCTCCGGCAGGTCCTGTGGTACACGACCGGCCAGCGCCGTCCACTCGTCCACATTTTCTTCGAGGATTTCCGCCATCCGTTTCACACGGTCGGCGGTTGGCGGATCGACGTTCACCTGTTCGACCTGCGACAGATATGTCGGACTGATGCCAACCATCTTGGCGAACTTTCGCAAGCTGTAACCCTTTTCGATTCTCTTGTCGCGGAGTACCTGGCCGAACGGTTTCTGCTGTGGTGTCTTCCTTGTCATT